ATAATTCAGCCGGCGAATCTTCTTTAAGTTTTCCCGCGCCATGTCCCTGCGTAAGCAACCGCATGACTTGATGTTCCCAGCCTTGACTTGATCGCGGCGAATAACTTTCTGGTTCCCGCACACGCACTCATACAAGTCATAGGTTTTCGTCCCGCGCTTGGCGAGCCTGCTATGGTGAAACCGTAGAAATTTGAGCATCATCCTTTTTTCTTTTTCTTAGCGCGTGAAGCATTAGGACCGCGCCGGCGATTACTCCGACTATATAGCTGCACGCGAATATTTTGATCAGCATCATCCAGGTTCTTGAAATACCTAACGCTGTAAATGTTGACTTCCTTTTTCCGAATCAAAGCCGTTGCCAAGTGCCGGCGCTCATTTGGGAAAAGATCCTGCCAAACTGGATCGGTGCTAGCGGGTATGCGCTTTTCTAAGTAAGCCAGCAGTTCGCCGGCTTCCTCTGCGCTATCGCACACCATCAGAGCATGCCCGCGTGAAAGAGCATCCTTGATGATAATGTCTGCTAATTCTTCTATCGTCTTCATTCCTGAACGCGCCCACTGCCATTAGGAGCAACAGCGGGCGCGCGGAGAGGAAACATGAAAGTATATGGCAGCGAGTTATTGAGACTGAGGGCGCGCCACCCGCTGCTGGGCGCGTATAAACTGTTCTGCATCGTCTTTTGTTGGAAACCAACGCCAGACGACTTCTGTGGCTCCATGATGCGAGATCGTTTCAATGACTTCATACATCGCCATATAGCTATCGCGCTTGATCTGGTAGCCATGATAAGGGTAGTTCTGAACGTAGCTCACCGTACTAAAAAGGGAGCGCGTCTGGGTCTTTGACATCGACATTTTTCTTACTGGATTTGGCTGCTGGCTTCGCAGCTTCAGGCTGCTCCAACCGGCGCACGTTTTTAACCACTAAGTCGATTTGATCTGGGTTATTCTTTCGCGGCTGGTTCTTGACCTTGACCAGACACTTCTTGCCCCATGTTTGCATCATGAAAGCTTGAAGCTCCTGCGGGTTTTTGAGCGGCTGCGTGCATTCAAAAACACGACAGAAGCGTGCTAGCCCTTCGCGTGCGATCTGCACGGCCATGTCGTTCTTGTTGACTAAATTCAGCCGATCCCAGATCATGCGGCCTTCAAACTGCCCGCCGAATATCGAGAATTCGATTTCCAGATAGTTCCCGCCGCTTGAGGAATCTTTCCAGGCGCTTGAGTTAATGATGCAAGTGTGTTCGCCGTCAGGGATTGGATCATAGTTGGTCCCTGCTAGCTCTTCGTGTGGATCGAAAAATGGCATTTATATCTCCAATTGAGGTTGATCAAAATCTGGCAGCTTGTGCATGGTGCTACCGTTTACTTTGGCTTGAGCGAGTGTGATCGCACGCACCCATATTTCACCGTCAATCACGCGGAATTTGTCACCGGCGAGCGCTTGGATCGCGAGAGGAACCCAAGGCTTGAGTTCGTCCTGCGCGCGCTTGGTTTCCCAATTCCAGACCGTGTTGTTGTCTACACCGGTTGCATCCGCGAATTCCTTCCGGCTCATACCGATGGTGTTTCTCAACAATTGTAGTTCCGCTCCTGTCATAATTATTCTCCGAAATAAGCGGTTATGTGATTCCGAAAAACCTCGTAATCCAGCGGCATTTCATCCGGCAGATCGTATCGATTTTTCGCATGGTAAGTGGGCGAGTCATTGCAATACATTCGGCGCTCGCCCCCGCCCGCACGCTTGCGGACACCGCCGAAATCCTTTTTCTCTGTGGTCACTGAAATTTCCTGCTTTGCGAATAAAACGCAGTCAGCCCATTGATACATTTTTTCTGCGGCCTTTGCGTTGAGTGCTAGCTGATACTTGCTGTAGAGATGCGCGGTAGGATCTTTCATCTCTTTGATGCTCGCATGGCAGATCAAGACGATGTTCATACCCTTGGCGCGGAGTGCTTCCATGTGCTGCACTAGCTCTTCAAAGTAGCTGAGTGCCTGCACGTAGCCTGCGCCGTATTGAAGATCACCGATGCTGATGCAGCCGCGCACTTGACATATATCGATGTGCATTAAGCGCTCAAGCCAATCGAGCGAATCCAGCACGATGGTTTTATAATCATGATCTTCGGTTGCTAGCTCTGTCAGCGTGCTAAGAATCTCTGACCAGGGCTTGCCGATCAGCGGGATGCTCGCGCAGTCGATGCCGCCCAAGCCACCTTCTATGTCCAGGATCAGTGACTCTTTCCACTGTGATGCCCAATAACTTTTGCCGATCCCGCCTGGGCCGTAAACGATGACCCGCAGCGGCCGTAGCTGCTTACCGGTCAATACTTTTTCTTGTAAGCTCATTGCTCTTCCTTTTTAATTTGTTTCGCGATCTCTGCTGCTTCCTCGAAAAGCTGATCCTTGGATAGTCCGGCGCGTGTGACTGCATCTGCCGACTGCATCTCCTGGATGAAGTCCGGCATGGTGCGCACTAACAGCAGCATGGCTCGCGTGTTCTCTTCCAGCGCCGTGATCAGCCGCTCATGTTGTTTTTCTTCAGCCACGGATGCACTGAGCTAAAACGTCCGTAAGCCGGCCGCCATGTTCTTCATGGCAGCGCTCAAAATAACTACAATTCTTCTCACTACAGAACTTTGAATCCCGATTGATCGGGAAATACTGTGCCTTGACAGAGCGCTCGTGCATTCGCGCAACTTCTAGCACATGTGCTAGGTCGTTCTCCGTGATCGGGATCGCCTGCACTTGCCACTCTGGTTTCTTCTTTTTAATCAGCACGCGCACTTCGCACTGCGGAATGATCTCTGTGCCTTGCATGCACATCCAGGCAAGGGCGTAGACCGATAACTGAAACCGATAGCTGTAGCTGGGTTTTGGTGGGACTGAGCGCGCGGCTGTCTTGACATCAAGAATCAACGCAGATTCATACTTCTCTTTTTGGCCGAATACAGATCGCTCTGCGATGCAGTCTGCAATGCCAACAATTTTGCGATCAAGACCATGAACGCGCAGAACCATGTCGTGCTGAATGGCGCGCACCTTGTAGTCGATCATGCTCTTGTATTGCTCAAAAATATCATGCTCCACGAAGCGCGTTGCCATCTCATCGATGCTGTCCCATTCCTCTGCCTTCAGTTCATCGCCGTGCGTGAATCGCTCTGATTCGATTGTCTGAAACAGGAAAACTTCTGGCTTTGCCGGCAGTGATGGCTCCATAACATTCGTGTGAATGCTATTGATTGCTTCATCGACTGCGCGGCCAATGATCAATGCTTCTTTGGTTTTTTCGTGCAGCTTCTTCACATACCGGTACTGGTACTGCTGCCCGCAATCCTGGTATTTCCGAAACTGACTAGGGCTGTAGTGAGCCATCAGAGATCCTCGCTCCAGATGGTGTATTCCGCTTCATCCGGCAAAACCGTGATTGTTCCACCGCGCTCCAAATAAGCTGCCACTGCATCCTTAATCTCTGCTCTGGTCTTTGGTGTGCGTGTGCGTTTTCTTTTCATTGTTGCTTCCTTTTCTATGTATGCACTGAAACCCTGAAACCGGCTTGGAAACATCCTCTCCAGCCAGCGCTCCAAAGTTTTCTTCCTTATCTTCAGCCCTTCAGCCAAAGCGGTATGAAACTTCGGCCTTGGGTAATGACTACCGCGCAACCAGCCCTTGATCGTGGGCGTGGGAATGCCGGTAGCCTTAGATAATGTCGAGCAGGAAAGACCTAGCTTATCCGCGCGATTACGCAGCGGATTGGATTTGGGGGGAGCCATCCATAGCTCTGGTGCTGTCCATGCTTTTGCTTGCCGCTTGGAGTGCCTGTGAGCGGCGAGCAATCAGATCCAACGCAGTGCGGCGCACGCGATGGATAAAGGCTTCGTTCAGCGCGCGGCTGACTTCCGGCACTGTCGATCCACAAGAATTCGCTACATCCTGAAGCGTAATTCCTGACTGTTTTAAAATTTGCTTGACTGTCAATTCCATATCGATTTATAAAGTTGCAAAGCTTATTGCAAGATTGTTTGCAAAGAAGCTATAGCGAAGTTACGCGATTGTCAACAACTTTTTTGAAAGGAAGTATGAAAAAGTCACAAACCACTGGTGCAGAGTGGACTAGAAAAGCAAATATAGCGTGGAAGGGAACGGAAAGGTGGGGCCATGAATAACGGCAAAGACTATAACTACGACAGGGGTGCATGGGCTATGAAGCATCCTCCACCATCAACTGAAATAAATTATTTTTTCACATGGCTGTTTGCCTGTGCATTTTATGTAAAATTACAACTCCCACCACCTAAATGTACTTTGATGTTAGTCGCACTACACGGACATCATTAAAAAACTGAGGTGTTGTGGTTCAATTACCCACTATAAAAAAAAATTTATGAAACCAAACGAAATCCGCGAAGCTAGGATGGCTTTAGGATTAACAGTACAGGATGTCAGTAAAAAACTTGGCGCGCCGTACAGCGCCGTACACCGCTGGGAAAAAGGTGAGAACTCACCTAGCGCTAAATATATCGCAGCACTGCGCGATCTGTTTGACGGTAAACAAACTGCTGGAGAGAAGTCAGAGGTTGATTTTTTGAAGCAAAGGATTATCGATTTAGAAAAGCAGTTAGAAGATCAGCGGGAAATCATAAATGTCTTTAAAGCTGCACTGGAGACAATAGCTAAGAAATGAGGTTCGATGACAGTAAACCAAATGCGATCTGTAGCGAAAGAAGCATTAATCTTTTACGAAAGGAAACAAAATGAGCAGACCCAAGAAACGCTGGAAGGTGGAGAAAGCGCGCAATCGGGTAGTCGGATATATCCACAGAGAGGGGAAGCCGGCCGCCCGCCCAACGCTGGCGCTTCTCAAGGAACTAGAGAGCCTGTCGGAACAGGAAGTGAGCCTGCTGCTGGCAGAGAGGTATCAGAAAGCGCTGCTGAAGTATGAAGATGGCACAAAGAAGGTAAGCCCGACTAGGTTCAGTGCTGCATCGCAGATTTATCTTAATGAAAAAATCTGGTCAGGTGACACACAACCCTATGAAAGCACCTTCCAGAAGCTGATCGATATTGTCGGAGACTTTGAGCTTGCTGCCTGGGATAACAAACTGAATAAAAAGTTTGTGCAGGCGTGCGAAGCTAAGAAGTTATCTGATGCCACGATCAACAAGCATCAGCGGCACTTGCAGGGATGTTTTAATTGGCTGCACGAATACCGCGATGATCTTCTGGAGAAACCGATCAAGATTCAGAAAAAAATCATCACCACACGCATGAAGCAGCCTGACGGCGAGCCGACTGTGTGGAGTGCTGATCAAATCAATGCGTACCGGCGTGTCATTGACGACACAGGCAACTTAAACTACATGCGGGTGTTCATGCTAGCACGGTATCAAATCATGCGCCTGGGTGAGATTTGGAGCTTGCCGATCCAGCGCATTGATCTGAAGAACGGTTTCATTATCATTGACAACGTGCAGGACTTTCCCAAGGAAGGAAAACTGTTCAGGGTCAAGAAAAAGCAAACGCGTAAAATTGAGATTCATCCAACGCTGCTGCAATGGCTACGCTACGACATGCTCGCGCGCCAGCCAGAGGAAAAGTGGTTTCTGGATGACGGTCATGGAAGACCGGCGTTTGCCTACAGCAATAGTGTTTCTGCTGCGTTTCGTAAACTACGGAATGCTGCCGGCTTGAAAGGTGACCCGCTTCATTGTTTGCGGCGCACCGGTATCACGGAAATGCTTGCCAACGATGTGCCTGCTGTTAAAGTCATGGCGCTCGCGGGTCACTACTCGATTGACACAACACTTGCCAGTTACGTCAATCGCTCCGCGCTGGAAGGTTCCCAAGCTCTAGCCAAAATCTCCTAGTTTATGCACTGGTTTATGCACTCACCTCGCAAAGTCTTGCTGTTACTGGTATCTTAAAGTCTTCCTAATCCCTAGCTCTGCGTTCGAGTCGCGGCGGGAGCACCATTAATAGCAAGGCATTGCGCCTTTTACAACAAAGAAAAGTTTTTGCGCTCAATTTGCGCTGTAGGTGTCTGTGAAGGGAGTTTTTGCGCTGCAAAGTGGGGCGCGCCAGGGAAGGATGAGCAAAAAACCTGGCGCTTGGAAGTAGCCCCTAGTCAGTTAAACCTGGAAAATACTCTGCTTTTTTTGACTTCGGATTCTTGACCATGCGGAGAATTTCTTTCCGGTTCTCACCGACAGAGTTGTAGCTAACATGCACCCAACCGCTGTTCGGTCCTTCCGGCTTGCCGGTGATCTTGCTCACTCGATCCGGCTGATAGTTTTCCAGGATAAGCTGATCAAATTCCAGATTGTCGCGAATCCATTCTGCTAGCTCCAGGTTGCTAACATCTTCACTAACGATTTCTATATCGGCTGCTGCGCCGGTATGATCTCCGAAACAACAATGCTGTGAATTCGGTGACCCGTTGACAAGATCATTCAGCGGCCTGGATCTAAAGCATGAATTCACTTTAGTCGGGCCAAATTTGTCACGCACTTTTTGCAGCACCTCAATGGTCAACGTGGTCAATCTAGCAACCGCGTTGTTGTCCAAATGCTCTTCCTGGTCTATGCCGGCGTGCAAAGCAGTAGGGCTGTAGACCAGTTCTTGAAGACTGAAGTTTTTAGTGATCCGCATAGCTAAAAGATTATCCCTTGACCAGATCCATGAGGGATTTGTGAGCGTGGCTGCCATCATCATTGACAGCGCCATCCAGCGCTTCTTTAACTTCTTTTGGAAGCTCGTCAAGATGCTTTTCTAAATGTTCGCTTGCTAGGCTCTGGGCTTTGTCTAGCACCATGCCTTTGAGCATGTTAGCCACAGCGGGCAGGATGAGGTTGAGCATGTCGCTCCTTTCTTGTTTAGGGTTAAAAAAGTCATAGAAGAATTTAAGGCTTTGTAACATCTGCTTCTTTCTGTTCTTTACCGTTGTTATTGTCGTTGTTGTCAGAAGTATCGCTCTTGGGATCGCCATACATGAAGCTTCCTATTTGCGATATTAAAACTGTGAGCGCGCCAATCACACTAACTAGAAGCGTGCTAGTTTTGTCATCCATTTGGGTTGGATGGTACATTAGCGAATAAATGGTGAATGCGTAGATTGCTAGGATTAGGATTGCTAGCAGGAACCGAAAGCTAGCACGCCGCAGAACAATCTTTTCTGTGACGGTAAATTCTCTTTTGCCATTACCAGGATCAGTCCTGGTGATCTTTTCTATCGTTTCAGCCATTTTTCCTGTTCTGAATAAATCTGAATTCAGTAATTAGCTCCTTCATGGTTTCACTGTTTTTGTCAATGCTAGCGCGCATTTCCTGCATAATGGTCGTTGATGTTTCAACTAGCTTCATCAGCCGCTCATCGTTAGTCGTATCTTTAGCCCACATCTCTTCGCGCTCGCCCTTAGATTGTTCTGACTGATAGCGAATAAACCAGAACGCAGCGGCAATGATCACTGCCGGCAAGCCCACGCGCTCGACTAGGGTTATGATTTGATCTATGCCCATAAGCGCTTCCGGTTCGGGTGTCGGGTAATTGTAGTATTGTGCATCCGCTGGGTTAGGCGGTGGAAAATGATGATCCATTACGGCTTAGGATTGTCTGCTTTGACTTTAGCTACTGCATCTTTCCACGTTGTTGTTCCATCTATTGCATCGTGGTATTGCATATCTAACTGATCTTGGATGCTTGGGTATTGGGATGCTCGATCACGTTGGTATTGTAAATTCTGCCATTCTTGATCTAACTCATTTTTTTTAGATTCTATTTCTGATTGATTTGGGACAGTTTTATCATCCCAATTTTCAAAATTATAGGAACCATCCAAATTTTCTTTATAAGGAACGCCAAAACTTGCCAGCCAGTTGTAAAATAATTCATTCATAATTTATTTCTACTTATATTTTTACAAACTCATACCATAAAAATCGTTTTGCATATGTGGTATTAGCAAACCATTGAATATTACCTCTAGAGTCTGAAGATTGAACTGCAGGTCTAAAATAATAATTAACCGAACTGCCTGAACTGTTTGAAACTTCTACCCTTGTATAAGTTTGTGATTGCTTTGAGGTGCTACTTGAAAAATTTGTTCTAACAACATCACCATCTGTAGTGCCTGAAAATGTTGATCCAGTTTTATAATTTATTGCAGGTCCAAAATTGGTATTGCTTGCAAGGCTGAATTGTCCACCAGTTGCATAAATATTCATCCGAAAACCAGTTGCTAATGCAATCGGCCCCTGAATAGTTCCAAACCCAATAAACAAATTACTGGCATCAGTAGTAACATTGCCTGAATCGGTAGAATCCTCAATGACTGCACTTCTAAAAGTTATCATTCCACTAGGAAAAGTCGTATTTGACCCTAGTGTAAGCGTAGGATTATTTTGATTAACAGTTATCTGACCATCTGAAGCAATACTAATCGCTGAATTAGCGTTAGTTAGGTCACGAATGTTTGATACTTGAAGATCGCTAGGCATGATTATTATTCGGGTTTATTGGGCCAATTTAAATTATCTAAATCGCTAAAATCCATGTCTCTTAGTGCTTTTCTGTATGCTTTCCATTCAGTTTTTTTATCAGTTGGATAATCTTCAATCATGTATATATCAGACTGAGCTAAATATTTATTTCTTAATGCTTTTTGATGTACTTCTTTTTGGTTAGTTCCTTCGGCAGGGTTGCCAGGATTATGTTGTATTCTTATCATGCTAATTTTAATCCATAAAGTGAATGCCAAGACCCTTGGTACATACTTGCGTTACTTTCATAAAAAAAAGTAAAGCCAGTCACAAATAGATTTGCATCTATTTTAAACCCGCCATAAATTAATTGATCTGCATCTCCATCATTATGACCTACTGTTTTGAAATAACCATGAGGCATATACCCATTATTTCTTGTGGAGTCATATTGATTTCCATCTATGGTTGGTGTGTCACTAGCGCTTGCATAACAATTCCAAATACAAATTTCACCTTGTACACCACGACTACCTGCATTTTGAAAAACATCTGTGAATAAAAAAAGTTTACTAGCGCTACCATCATTTGAATAATTACCTGTGCCACCACCGGATTCTTTATAATCGGTGTAATAAACGTAATTATTTGTTGAATGGTAGGTTGATGCCCCTGTCATAAACTGAAACCTTAAATCTTTAGTACCAGTAGAATTACTAAGTTGAAAATATATTTTGTATGCAGAAAATTCACTGGATACTGTTAATGTGCTTCCTGCTTCATTTACTAATGGGAAATAAGACGAATCAGTTGGGCTAGTATTAGTATTATAATGCTTTGTACCTATATGTTGCCACCCATGAGGGCTTGCTCCATCTGCTATATTAACATTTGAACCAATAGTCCCTGCACTTAAAGTATTAGTAATACTTACATTCCCATCACTCGCCAGCACTAGATTGTTACTGCCAGAACTAGAGTGCTTGATGTTGGTTACTTTTATTTCAGAACTCATGATGCCTCACTAGGTGGATCTGGGACTTCATACGTTTCAACTAAATGCCATTGTTCATGTTTTCCAGCAATTATTTTTGCACCTTCAGTATCACCATGAAATTCTTTAATCCCAACTTCACTTGCCTCCACCATTTCAACATAAGTAGTACCATCATCACTTAGTTTTTCTATTCGATAAATAATCATACTTTGTCCATTTCAATGGTGTAGGTAAAACCTTGTTGCATATAATGATTTCCAGTTGGGGCACTTGAATTTGAACTTGATAAAGAACCTGAATCAGAAGCAATTGTTGTACTGGCATTTATATAAGTCCAAGCCCAAGAACTACCATTATGCGATTGAACGGCAACAGGTTGACCAAACCCAAAACCCATATAACTACCTCCGTAATAACTAGCTGTTATTCCGTATGCTATCCTAACCTTATTAGTATCAGTTGGATTTCCAGATGCTTTATAATTACTTACAAACTTCACGGCTCCCTCAAATTTCCCTGACAAACTTCCGTCAGAATTAATAGTAATTGCAGTTGTTCCATTTGAATGTTTTATTCCGTTGTCTGTTATTACTGTCATACGATCACCAAAGTTCCATTAACAGTAAGAGATCCATTTGTACCAATTGTTACTGGTCCTGCCATTACTGCATTTTCATCTGCACTTATTGTTACAGAAGAGTTAATGGTTGCTGGGTTTCTAAACAATCCAGATTCCGTTGACGATACATGTCCTGTCAAACCTGAAGAATCAGCCTGAAGAACAGTTTTATTCTCTGCTCTTAGATCAAGCTTGTTCTTGGTTGTTTCCTGAACACCAGTATTAAGAGTTCCTGTTTTCTTCATATTAAGCACTTGCGTTGTCTAATACAGAAAGCCAGCAATCGACTGCAACATCTGAACTAACTTTAACTGCATCATTGTTATCGAGAACAATCTTTCCCTGAATTACTTCAATTCCACCACCAGCAGGAATCTGTGCGCCTTTAGCTAAATAGATGTCGTCTGATCCATCATTGATGTAGGCATCGACTGTCGCGGTGCTAGATGCGTGTGTATTGGCTATGGAAAAACCAATCAAGATGTCAGCTTGTGCTGCATCAGAAGCATTCGATGTATGTACTGTTTGAACAGAAGTGACATCGTTTTTTGTGTATCTTTCAAATGAAGCCATGTTTATCCTAAAGCTATTGCCATAGCAATTGATGATGCCGAAGCAGTAGAAGCAGAAGCAGCGGCACTGGTTGCTGAACTAGCAGCCGCAGTAGCTGAAGAAGCAGCATTAGTTTCTGATGATGCTGCACTTGTAGCAGAAGATGCTGCTGCCGTTTGAGAACTTGCTGCTGCTGTCGCAGATGTCGCAGCAGCCGTAGCTGATGTTGCTGCCGCTGTCGCTGAACTAGCAGCATTAGTTGCCTGCGTTGTAGCATCAGCAACTTGTTCATCGGGATCGTAGGTGCTAACCCCAACATCGCCGTTAGCATCAAACTTGATTGCTTTGCTTGCGCGATTTGCTTTGCTAACGGTAATATCGCTGGCTGCGGCGGCGGTGGTGTTAAAATCGTTGGTTGCTGTAAAACTTAAATTCAAGTCAGTCAGATTATTGTTAATCTGCTGCGCAATCATGATTGCTTTGTCAAAGTTCTGCTCTAGCGTTTCAGCATCTAGCGCACTCCCTTCGGTGTAATCTGTGTCTTGTGAAAACGTCATGTTCCGCGAAATAGTAATGTATTCCGTGGTGGCAGTAGGGACATGACTAGAAAGAAAACGGATGGTCACGCTGGTAGCAGAAGCGCCAGATTGAACACTATAATGCGTTCCTTCAACGTAATTTGTATCGGTAGCCGTAGTCGTATTGGTATGAACGACCTGGATTTCAGAAGTGCTTAAATAATTAAAGCTAGCAGTGAAATCCGTGCTAGTGGTGTAACCAGAATTACCAGTATATTGTTTCCTGGTTTCCGTTGTAGCGTTTACAGTCATCGCATCAAATCCTGAATAGGTTCAAAGGCCGGCCATGTTGCTTTTCTTAGCGGGCTAGTCGTTGGTTTCATGTCAATCGGCTCGCGGATAAATTCCTGACCGTATTCTTTCTGAACTCGCCGTTCCATGCGTTTGAGATAGCCTGGATTAAATGCTTCCTGGATATTATACAAAAAAGCGTAGTTTAATGCAGTCCTAGCCCAAAAAAGATTTGCATACGGCGCATTTCTTATAATCGCATTGAAGGTTTCGGAAGCCGCATCGCCTTTGGTGACAAGGGCTGAACCCGCACGCGCGATGTCTTGCGCAGTCGCCATAGTTCGCCCGCCTATGACTTGACCCACGCTTACTCCATATTTACCGAAATCATTCATGATGAAGTCTGCAAACACGCCACCGGTTCCGCTGTAGACCAGGGCGGCCGTGGCTGTCTTAATGAATGCAGGATCAGTCGGATCGACAGGGCGCGGTTTCTTACCCTGGATGATGTCTTTAATGCTAAGAGAGATGTAGCCTAGCATCGTCATAGCGACCATGTTTGCCATCGTGAAGCCTTTGCCCATCTGCTGATAGCGCGGGAACATTTTCATAACGTAGGTCAGGCCGAAGCTACGAAACTGCCAGAACAGATCCATTGTCGTGCGCCAAGGTGTTCCACGCTTGCTGCCGCCGAACATAAACGCGCGCTGGTTCGCTCCTGGTTCTGGGACTGCGGTTCTAGCTTCTTCTGCAAAGTAGGTTCGCATGCGCAAAGCCAGATCCTTGATGCCTGCACGTTCTGCTACTGGCGCGCTAGCAGCTAGTTCATCCAGGGCATCCGGTGTCACATAAGTTCGCTTCTCGCCTTTCGGCCCCTTAAATTCTTTAATACCGGCACGCTGGATCGTATTCCAATCCGCTTCTTCAATCCCATATTGGCGCATGGCGCGCTGCATCACTTCGTCAAGCTGGTCGTAGCGCTTGCCGATCTGCTTCGCAAGATGGCTGGAGAGCATCAGACTAAACGCATTTCGGTGCGAGGTTGTCCACTGCTGAAGAAAATTGAGCCGGAAAAACGTGTCCTGCATGTTGGAAAGTCTGCCAGCAACAAAATCATCAGAACTAAAGCGCGCGTGAAACCCGCCAATCACATCGTCAAAACCTTCGCCCAGGTACGACAGCACTTCATTCAGTTCATCCTGGTCATACCGGCGCAAGACGTTGCCAAAATGGTTATGAATGGATTCAAAGATGTTCATGCCGTTGTATGCAGCCGTTTGAATCACACTCGCAAGATCGCTGAAGCTGGCAATGGTCGCACCGCCCAGCGATGACATATTGTTCAGAGTCTTAATGTTGTGTGTGATGCGTGCGACAGAAGGTGCATTTGCAAAATTAGAATCGACATGGTAACTCTCACCGGTGACTTGCATGTAGCGTGACCGGATGCCGGCTTCGTCAAAGCCCTGCTGCGCGCGATTGTGAACTTTCTTAGCACGCTTAATCAGCTTTTCCATCATCAGATCGGGATTCGTTCCCAGGCGCTGAATCAGTACCACTTCATCCGATAAATTCTTCAAACCGTTGATCAGCGCAGTCTTGATGTCTCCGTGGCCGAATTCACGTTGATAGGCAAGCCAGCGATCTGCTGTGCGGAAATGCAGTTTACGATGCTGCGCCATGCGGGTTGCTAGCGCCTGCGATGATTTCATGATCGGTGCATCGTCTACCACGCGGCGCTTGCCATCCAGAATGTTATCGTAGACATGCTTCATGAACTTCAGCTTCTCTTCTTCTGAAACACCCGCACCGAAAGTTCTTTCATGGTTGACGTAATCATCTAGCATCATCTTCGACCAATCGTCACGGCTCATCTTGCGGATCAGCGTAGGATCGTGATACTGCGTGGTCACATGATCTTCCAGCCAGCCAATAGCAGCACCTTCGCTGTTTGCTTCATCCACTAGATTTCGCTTGGCCTGGACGTACCCGCGCGCAAACTCAAATGCTGTTTGGTTCTGGGTGCGCTGCACTGGATTCTCTAGGCTGAAGCCTTCGCCATTTGGCCCGAAAAGCTCTGTGACAATATCTTCCACGTTGCGCTCGTCCTGAATCCATTTCATCAGCGCTTTGTTCTTCATGCCCATTGTCTTGGACACGTTGCGGAAAACATCGGTGTAGTTTTGTTTGAACTTGGCAAGTTGCCGGCCTGCGATGCTGTCAAGTCCTGCGAAGCGCTCATGCGTGCTGCCTGCAATAAATGCTTTTAGGTTCGCATCAAGCCAGCCTTCATCGCGTATGTTCATCTTGGCAAACAGCTTCTGAAGATTACTTTTGGGCGTGAGCTTGCCCATCTGATCCACTAGGTAATTAATGGATCGCTCCTTCAGGATGTTCTTTTTCGCAGCTAGCTTTTTCTGCTTGGCAAAAAACTTCTGCTCTGCGGTCATGATCTTGGTCAGCTTCTTAATCGTCACACGCACATCACCTTCACGGAATGAAGTGGCACGTTGACTGATTTCAGCTACCAGTTGATCAGCATCTTCTTGTGCTAGATTGTATTTTTTGGCGATCACTCGCCCGCAGTTTGTGTCTGCCATTATGCTGCTGCTGTTTTTAGAACGCAGTTTGCGGCATCTTCAATAATGTCTGATGCTTGATCATGCGCTTGTGATTCTGTTTCGGCTGCGCGAATCGTTTCTGTTTCTTCTACAGTTTCAGGTTTTTCTGCCATCTGGTTTTGATATTCCTGGTCAACCAGCGCAGTTTCTTCATCAACTCCCGCTTCGTCTAGTTTGGCGGCTGGTGGCGCTGTTTCAGGTTCTGGCTGCGCTGTGGTGTACTTAGGTTTTTCTTTGGGTTGAAATGTATCTTCGTATCCGTTTGCTATCAGATCGTCTTTCATCCCAATGTAGAGCGCATCGCCGGTGTCAGGGTCGATGTGTTCATAAATGTTGTTCTGAAGCTTGTTAAACATCTTTTCGCCGGTGCTATTCCATGCTTCTTTAAAACTATTGTGACCACTGATAAATTTTCCTTCCTGGTCAATCAGATTCCATTTGCCGGCAGGGATCTCTTCTTCTGGTACTTCTTCAGAAACCGCACGCGGCTCCGTTCCATCGCTTGCCTTGTCTCCAATCACGGATGCAACGTCAGGCGGTTCGCCATCGTCAAAACGCTGGATAGAATGCCGTGCAGCCGCAGTCATTTCGCTGGGTGTCAGTTCCTCGACAATGCGCTCGCGGATCGGCGGCTCACCATCTGCACGCGTAGTAATGACTGCATCGGAATCGGTTGCATCACCTTCGATGACTAATCGCCTGCGACCTAGCAACGCACGCCCACCTTCGATAGCAGTGCCAAAAAACATTCCTGCGCCCACGCCGGCAAGAATATCGAGTGATGCGCTCTTAGCATCCCATTCCTGCTGATAGGTTTTTCGTTCAAATGCAAGAGCAGGCTGGAGCGCTGCCGCGCCTAATCCCCCTTCAGCACCAGACATAGCAATGCGCCCCAGAGCCTTTTCGGTGTGCTTGTTTGCAGCCTTGTGAATCTTGGTTGCAGTTTGACCTAGCTTTGTGAGATAGCGCCCTTTGATCAGAAACCCAAATGGGATCAAGTTCACAGGGTCGGGGATCGCGCCCATGATCGTGCCGGTAGCATAACCAAACCATGCTAGCGCACCGGAGCGCTCCATCAGATATTCAGTCTGCCGTGCTTGGTCGTAGCGCTTGGCTAAAAGCTTTGCTGCTGCATCCGTAATTCCATCCTTGTATTCAAGACCAGGGCGATAGTCGCCGGATGCGCGCCATTCTTCTTCGACCAGCGGCATGCCTTGTGATTCTGCTTTCTGCATTTCTGCGATGCTAGAAACAAGGCCCAAGCTGCTAGTGCCAAAACTATCATCAAAAGCAACGCCTGCCATCTGCATGAACCCTGGGCTGTAGTTTTCCAGGTAGGATTGCTGAAGCCCTGGATCTGGCCGGAATAGGTAGTCAGGTAGTCTCATGGATACAACTTCAATGCTTCTTCAAGGCTGGTCATGTAGTCAATATCTTCCTGGGTCTTGGGAGTCATTAAGCCTGTGCGCTGTTTATCTTTTTCCTGTTCGGTTTGATAAAGCTGCTCCAGCCCAAATTTATTGACTTCTCTCTGCCCGATCATAATAGGTTTGCCGGTAGAATCCTGGAGCGGCGTTTGACTCCCTTGTAGATTGCCAAACAAGAAATAAGTGCCATCACCTCGCCCAACAAAATAGTGCTGGTTGTCTTCGACTGCGCGCCTGGATGCAGTATTGAATTCGATCCCTTCAATATAGGTGTCTAACCCTTTTTTAATTGCTTCAGGTTGTTCCATCAGCAGCACGTTGAGATTTTTTCGATCAACAAGAAAATGAGAGCGGCCGTAGTTGCTAGGAACCATTGCGTATTTATCAGTAATCAAATCTTTCTTTGCTTGCTCAAATGCTGTTCCGAAATCTGGCGCGCTTGGGTCACTTGACATCTTTGCGAGCGCATAGTTTCTAACTAACATGCTCATTGCCGATGCTGTTTTTGGATCAGCAGAAAAAGCACCTGAAAAAGCAATAACATCGTCATCCGAAAAAACTTCATCGTTGATGTCTTGGCGGTTTTCAGTCAATTCTCCGATTTTGGCAAATAGCTGATTGTTGTTCATAGTCTTAGCCATGTGGATGCCTGCTATCACATGGTTCTTGCTGTAATCAGCATAAACTTGGTCAGTCATCTTAATGTCACTGCGACCATCAAGCTGGCGCATAGCTTCTGGAAAGTGTTTGCCAGATTGCTCTTCAATGCTTTTGATTAGATTCGCACGCGCAAAAGGATCTTGATTGGTTCTGCCCCAAGCTTCATTGATGTTTGTAATCTGATCATCGTCAAAGTACAAAGGAACGCGCCCAGGCTGCACTCTGCGCTGTTCCTGGGTTACAAAATCGATCCTGTCAGAATTAAAAACATTACCGCTCCACAAACGCGGATTTAACTGCTGAAAACTTGCTTCTGCATCTGATTTAGGAAGTAACTGTTCCTGCGTTAATGAGGATAAGAATTGAGCGGTGTGGATGCGCGAAGGATTGTCTTCACGGTCTTGTTTAATCTTGTTGATCTGGTTGTTAAATGCGCTGTTTTGAGTGGTCAAAGAGCTAAGATCCACTGATTTTTGCGGGATGTCTCCTAACTCTGAGCGCATAAAATTAAGCGGCTCCAGCGTTTTCTGAATTGCGCTAATTGCAGCATCAGACTTGTATGCCAGCGATTTTGTAGGCTCAAATTCTTCCGGTAAATCTTCTACTGTGCCACTGGTCAGCGCATTGAAAAGGATGCTGTAACGCTCCTGCGCTTTTGCGCCCTCGTATCTGCTTTTATTAATATTCGGATCTTTGTCAAATTTTCCTTGATCGCGCAGATCCTCAAGAAGATTTGGATTAAATTCAGCCGCTCCGCTGCTAGCAAATATGAAGTGATTGGATAACTCGTTTTTTAAACTTTGCGCATCTCTGGTCGTTAAATTATCTTCAGCAGTTTTGAATTGCTGGCGCAACGTCCTGCGCGGTGATCCTATAATGCCAGGAAAGCCCGAACCATCGGCCCCTGGTTCTTGAGTTAAGATCAAGCCCTGGCTAATCGCATCTCTATCGCCGTCAAGTGCTTTGATCAGCAAATTATTGGCATCCATCGTGTCGATCTTAGTAGCATATTCAGCCACTATTCTGCGCACCTCACCTTCTTCGTAGATAGTCCCGATGCTAGGACCGAAAATGCTAGCAATCGCACTGAGTCTTGGATCGCCTTCGCTCGCGCCTGCAATCACATCCCTTTCATCGTCAAAAGTCCGGTACATGTCTTGTAGCGTTGACAAATCACCGGTCATGTCTGCAATCTGATCTGCGCGGGAAATATCTTGGTTACGTGTGCGGTCAATGTTGATCTTATCCATTTTGCCGACAAAGCTGGTGACCATGCCTGGGATCGTAACTCGATGCTCTGCTGCTGTGTCAAAGTCTGATGCCACTGCTTTTAAATTATTGCTATTTAAATCAGCAACTATGTTTTTGCGTGACTCCATAGCAAACGCTTGAAGCTGCTCACCCGCTTTAATCGGATCTAATTCAAGGCTTTCTACTTGTTTTTCTAGCTCTGCCTGTTTTTCACGCATACCACCTAAATATGCTTCCATTTGACCACCAGCTTTGATTCGGATCTGGTTGCTATTGGTGGCTTGAGCAACTTGCTGTTCTCGCGATATTTGTATTTTGTTGAGTGCTAACTTAACATCACTGCGCTTGCCCAAAACACTTTCTTCGCTTTCTGGTGCAAATTCATCCAGCGTTTCTTCTAAAAATTGCAGTTGGGTCTGGCGAATGTTTTCTAAAGTGTAATTAGCATCTGGATCATTCTGCATATCCAGAGTGAATTCGACTAGCTTCCGGCGATATGCAATGGCTGCTTCGTCAATGATGTCAGCTTTTCGCTTTTCATCCATGCGCTTCGTTTCGCGCTTCGTTTCTTCAGAGGTAGCATTCTGCCGATTCCCTTCTGTAGCACTTAAACGCTGGTTTAAACCGGATCGCAGTCCCTGGACTGTGTTTCGGATCTGAGTATTGAAAACATTTTGATCATCGCTCAAAGACTCAAAATCACCTGAAATCTGGAATTTCACTTCAGCAGCAGAAGCAGCCAAACCAAGCTCTGTTTGTGCTTCTTTTAGGCTTATCTCGCGATTGTTGTAGCGCTCTAAAATAGATGCCGTCTGATCTGTGTAAAATTCTGCTGCCTGCTGGCGAATCTGGTCATTGGTGACATCTCGCAACCGTTCAGCTTTTCTTTCTTTTTCATCTTCATCTCTGATGTAGCGCTGAATGGTTTCTGCTTGCAGAGCAAACGATTCCTGGGTGCTGATTTCTTGAAGATCCAGCGAAATCTGTTCTATGTCAGTAGATTCAGTAATGTTAAATTTTTCTGCTGCACTATTTACCGTTGCCTGGATCTTGGCTTGTATGGATTGCGCTAAAGTTTTTGCTTCTTCTGGGTCAGTTGTTTCTGCTAATCGCTGGCCCAGGCGCTCACTACGCGCAAGCTTGACAAATTCATTGCGTGCGGTGCGGCGTGCTAGATTGATGTTTTTTGCTTTTTCTTTTTCTTCTTCAGAAAACTGCTTGTTGATTGCCCATAACTGAAGGGAACCGTTTGAAGTGATAAACTGCCTGCGAAGTTCGTTTTCTAGTTGGCTGTGAAATCGTTCTGGCAGCTTGTTCTGCGCGCGTGTTTGAATAGTTGTTAGCAACTCATCTATATCATCAGATAATTTCCCTCTGTCAGAATCAGAATCATATTCTGCACGGAATGTTAAACCAGCAGCCTGGGCTGATTGTGCAAAATCCAGTTTTGCAGACTCTAAAACATTTAAATATTCTGACTGTTCTTGCTGCTGTTCGGCTGTGAATTTAGCAACAATAGTTTGCGTGGTGTCGCTGCGCGCAGCGTTTTGTAGCTGTGTGCGTGTGCGGGAAAGGAATTTCTTTTTTTCTTTTTCTGAATAACCGAACTCTTCAAAGTGCGCCTGAACAAGATCACCGTTTAGTAAAACACCTATTTCCCGATCAGTCACTTGATTCACATCTTTCATAAACTGCTCACCAGTGATTTCTGAATCACGCAGTTCATCCATGCGCGAAATCCGCTGATCTACCGCAAACTGTTTAATGCTGCTGGCAAGGGCATCGATGGTGTCACGCTCACCACGCCGGCGCTCGCGATCTCCACGCTCCAGGTCATAGATGTAGTGATCGTATAAACGGTCAGCAGCTTTTCCTGCAACCTTGCCTAAGTTACTCACTGCTTGCGCCGGTCCAATATCATACTGGAGAAACTGCATGACATTCGGCACTTGCCCGCCACGCAATTGCGCAGGCGCAGCAATATTAGGAACTTCTAGCTGCTGGGATGCTTGCTGAAATCGTAATCGTGGCATTAGCTTGTATAGAGAGAGTCAAAGTAAGACATGCCGCTACCTTGGCTGGGATCACCTCTGCCGGTTCGCACGCGCGAGGAATAATCCATCGACAACATCTGCGATCCAGTGTCTGTGAATCCGGTCAACAAGGTCAGTGGGCGCATGCGTGCAATATTATTAGCAGCGCTGTTCTGCATGGAAGCCATGTCATAGTAATATTCACGTTCTGCTTCAGCATTCCGGCGAATAGCTCTGGCGTTCCTGGATGCCGTCACGCGCGCGTTCATAGCCCGCGCATTGATGTTCTCCCGCATGACATCCTGGTTAAATTTGTTTGCAAGCGCTTGAGTCATTGCTAGAGATCGAGGTGCGCCGTAGCCGACTACAGCACC